TGCGTCCCTGAGTGTAGGCATCAAGTCCCTACTGTGTATTCGAGATCCGATAACGAGTCGAATAGCTTGTCTAGCATCTCATTGTCAATGAGTGCGTCCCAAGCATCATCAGATGTTTGCTCGCGTAGTGCTATGAATAGAGAGACTGTTGTCTCTACATTCTCTAGCAATTCGGCAAAGGTGTTGAGGTTAGACATCAGGCGAAACAGCGAAACCACTCGACATGATCAACAACACCAATCCAGAATGAATTGGTGTTCTCGTTCCTGTATGCAGTGGCATACCTGTTGGCGTGATCTAGTTCGCTGAATGAATACAGACGAACTGGTGCATCCTTGGTGACGGCTTCGACGACGTAATAGAGCATTGCGTCCATGATCAGGTGGAGCAGTGGTGAACACTGCAGAAAGCCTTCTATACACATACGGAGATGGACAGAAAGCAGAGTGCAATGATCAAACAATGCGTGTTGCTCCGCTTGCTACTGCTTGTGCTCCTCGCGGTCAGAGACCCATGCCGCTAGTCGTCACCACTGGTTGACCCAGTAACGGAGCTGCTATTGAGTTGTCTAGGTTCGGGAGTACAGCGACTGAATCGCTGGTGCTGGTGGCATTCTGTCCTAATGTGGACAGTCTGTCAAGTTTGGTGTGCCACTTGTTCTGGTGGCTGCAGATAGGTGATGGATCTGCCCAGCATTCGCGCTGGTTCGCATCGCCTGGGTGCAGTATAGCTACCGATGTGGATAGGATGCGTTGGAACTGTAATAACTTGTCACAATGTGGATGGCAATGGCTGAGAACCGTTGGTATGACAAGCGTTACGAGTTCGTATCAAGGGAAGGCAGAACAGATGTGTTGACATGACATGCGTCTGTTATTGCGAGGCATTCTCAATAAGCGATGTCTGCGGCCTATGCTGACGCCTGTTTGGTAGCGTAGCGATACACAATAGCACTAGATTTCCTATCTAGTGGCGCCAATACCCCAGGGAAACCGACCCCACACGGGGGAATCTGCGTCCCTGTATAGCGGTAATAGGCTTTTCAAATTTCTGCCAAAAATTCATCAAGCTATAATGAGGTGGGCCAGCGTAGTTGGAGCTACCTGACCCGTGACCAACTCAACCATGGATTGAGCTGATGAACTCATTTTCACGACAACCAAGCAATCAGCAAGGTTTGTCTCGTTTCACAACACCATTAACACGGAAACCAAGCCGTGTAACAGTCACCATCCCTTGGTCCTTACGACAAACACTCGACAAACAAAGTGACGAAGAAGGTAGAAGCTTAAGCAACCTTATTGCTTACCTTCTTGAACAGTCCATCGAGAATCGCCCATAAGCCCCTCATTTGCCTCTCTAGGTGTCTCCATATCAAACTATAGTTTAACAGGCCTTAGAGAGGCTTACAGAAGCATATCTGAAGCGATTACGCATCGTTAAACGCTTCATGTTGCGCTGAAATAAAGTAGGGAAGGTGACTACGAGTCTTTGGGTACTGGCAGTGCGTGGTGGGGAAGCCAGTAAGCACTTTCCCAACCCTGTTCAAATACGCTCCTTTCCAGGAACTTCCACTCTGAAGCTAGCCAGTCCCAGATAAAGCATCGGCCTTCTGTGTCGCAATCATCCGGTCCTGGTAAACGCTCATTCATAGGAACAGGGGCGGGTGGGACGAAGCCGCAGGAGGTCAAGACCTGGCGTGCAGCAGGGCGGAGTTGCCCGTCAGAATCAAACAAGGCATAGGCGATGTCGGTTTCAGTCGTCAGATCTGGTGTTGATGTCATGGGTGATTAGTGGTAATGACTGCTACTGGTAAATAAAACTATTCCTTGTCCCACATTGCTTTGCATACGTTAGGTACAAACTGATACAGCAAATCTTGAATCTGACCAGCAATCACAGCATGTTCCTTCTGAGTACCATGACCAGTCCTCAGATCACAGTAATGTAACCAAGATCTAATTGAACCATTCATGTACAACTTAGTTGGAGCTGCCATTGGCAACACTTCACGTGCGCACTCCTTGGCTACACCAGCTGCTACCAGTTCTTTGTAGAGACCATAACAATCAGAGTAAAGACTACCAATCCTGAACTGGAAGTGTTTCTTCAACACCTCATCCAGATCATCAATGGAGTTCTGACGGTTCTTCTCATCTTGTCTCCGTAGCTCTGGAATCCCGGCATGTTTCTCTACCTTGGCATACCGTTGACTGAACTCCTGGAAGGAGAACGACCTATGCCGAAGGATTTGAGCTGCAATACTCCTTGTAGTCTCAATAGACACACACATGTTCACCATTTCAAATGGAGACCAGTGTTGATGATCAATGAGATACTTAATCAACCTAGCACTTGTCTGAGTGTTGGATTGATTGGAAGGATTAGAGACTCTTGCCATGTAAGCAATGAGATCTTCTGCATCAGGAGTGATGTGTACAAGGCTGACTAAATGGGTGGTAGTCATTGGTGGTTCTAAGTTGTTGTTATATACACTTGGTGCGGGATGATCTGTTGGTCACTCATTGACCATCTGTATCATCCATCACCAGTCTTTTAGAAGGCAGTGAGGAGGTGGTTAGAAGATTGGTTGGATCTGTACTATTGGTACAATCGGGATGTGCTTCCATCGCACATCAGTACTAACAGTAAAAGGGGAGGACTAACATCAATTGATGTTTGTCTTCCCCCTACAGGGGTCCGGTCCACCCTTCCATTCCCCTGTATACATGTCGGACCTGCCAAATCCATTGCAGGAGAACGGATCTGAAGGATTAGACCCAAGTTGGTGTTTGTCTTCCTTTAGACCCGCCCCTGGCTTGTTTTCGCTGGTCTAACGAGAAGCCCATCACGAGGTGATCGGTAGCACTTTGAGGGTCATCAATGAAGGCTTCCAGGAGGTCTTGCCAGTCTTCCATCCGACGTTGTTTGACGGTTTCATAGGCCGAGATGGACATGGCATCAGTGAAGTATTTGACGCCTTGTGCAAGACTGTCCAATCTGTCGTCATGTTTGACGGCACCTTTTTCACGACACATGCGACTCATCTGGTAGAAGAGCATGTACAGCAGTCGTTCTTCTGGTGCTGCGTCTTTATTGGAGTTGTAGTCCCATTCCACGACTGACTTATCGATGATGAGCCGGTGTTGGTTCATCACAGGTTCAAGGGCATCAATGATGCGGTCTTCCTTGCGGACATTGGCACGGACTTCTTCTACGTCAATGGCTTGCTTGGTCTGTTGCAGATGCTTCTTAAACAACTCAGCCACGATGCCATCACCGAAATTGGTTTCGATGAGCAGCTTGGTGACGTTGTACTTCTTGCAACCTCTGAGGATATCAAGAAGGGTGTTGTCGCTGTAACCCTCACGGTAAGCACGCACTTCATGGACGTACAGGAAGCCGTTCTTCTGTGAGATGTAAGTCGCTGCTGTCTCGTCAGAACCACGACCAGAGGGGTCTATCGAGCAGATGGTCTCGGTGTATGGACTCCATTCCCCTTGGAGTTGCATCGGGGAGTAGAAGTAATCACCCGGTAGGCCAACCGTAGGCAGATCTTTGAGAACATTACGAGGGTCACTGCACCACACAGCAGCATCCGGCGCTTGAGTCGGATTAACGGAGGTAATGATGAGGTCTGAGAACTTAAGTGGGAACTTTTCTGCATCACTCAACGTAGTATCCAGCATGAACTGCAACATGAAGTTGCTACGACCCATGGCTGCTTCCCGTTCCAACAGGTCATCGGATTGGAAGCGGTCAGGGTCTGTTGGAGACCACTCCTCAGCACCCATCTCGATGTCTTCTACGATCTGTGGGGCTAGCAGGTTCTCGTATTGACTGAGCTTGTCTTTACGGGGATACCGGGCAGGCCAAACGAATGGACGATAGTTACGTTCGGCTAGTTTTCGGTAGATGGTGAAGGTAGTCTGTGGAGTGCCAAGGTACATAATGCGGCTGTCCTTCTTCGGCGTGAGGATGGACTCCGCTTCTGTACAGAGCTGAAGGAGCTTCTCTCGCATCATCTCGGTCATCGAGTTACCAGGCACTTCGATGTCATCGAGAATCATCAGGTCTGCACGAGAACCCGTTAGCTGACCCGTAATACCGACTGACTTGACTGATGGTGCTTGGTGAGGAGAGCAATTAACGTCAAAGCTAATCCGAGACCACCGAGCATCATCCGACTTCGGTCTTAGATGACTTAGCCACGGTGTTTCAATGATCAGCTTTTGAAGGAAGATCGACATGTTATCTGCACGCTCTTTTGAAGCGGAGATGATCATGATCTTCTTTTCTGGGTTGTTGAACAAAGTCCACAACACAAAGGCTCCAGTAATCCAGCTTTTACCGACACCACGGAAAGCTTGGATCTGTAGTCGTTTTGGTCCTAGTTGTAGGTAGTCTGCAATGGCATACTGCGCTCTTGTCGGAGAAGGCAGATCTAGTTGTTGCCACAGCGCTTGAAGAAAGAGCTTAAAATCGCCCCGTAAAGCCTCAAGTATATCGTTCACGGTAGATTGTACCTAAATAGAAAAAGAGAGGCGCTACAGACGCTTGTAGCTACCTCTCCGTGCGTTATTGATTTAAGCCATGCCTGACTGACGGCGACGACGCATCCGTTCAGCAAGGGTCATGCCTTTTTCTGATTTGGTTTTGTCAGCAGGCTTCAGGTTGCTGGCATAACGGTCACCATCCTTGACAGGACCGACACCCTTTGTGCTGTTCTTTACATCGGCTGCATAACGAGCACCATCTTTGACAGGACCAACGCCAGCAGCATCTTCCCTTTGACGCATACGAGCTTTCATGGCGTCGTCAATCATTGGGTTATTAGTACGGCTTGTTCCGTAGTTACCTGCTTCACGGTTTGCAGTGGCTGCTGAGACACGACGCTCTTTAGGTGCTGTAGGTTTTTGGGGAGAAGCAGGTGCTGCAGGACGGGTTGCTTGAGGTTTAGGTGCAGGAGGCTTTGGAGCTTTTGGCGGATTACCTACACCCTTGAGACGCTCCCGTTCGGCTGCAATCTGCTGGTTGCGGTAGTCGTTATATTGTTGACTACCAGTAGGCGCTGCCTTGTAGTCTCTATTGTTTTCTTTGTCTGAGACACGCACGCCAGTACTGCTACGATTGTTTGCGTCTTTTTTGACAGGCTTAGGGCGATTCCAGCTAAATGTCTTGTTACGGTCTGACATTTCACGGATTTCATTTCCAGCCGCACTAATAATGCCAGCAGCTCCAAGAAGTCTTCCAGCCCCATTAGCCAGTGCAGAAGTCCGACCAATTACACCCCTTGCAGCAGCATTAGGATTAGGTTTGCCAGAAATAAACGGATTCGGTTTTGTTGCTGCTGGTTTAGCAGTAGGCTTAGCTGGAGCAGGTTTAGCGCTTGGTGCAGTAGGCTTAGTCCTTCCCGCCCGTTCCCATTTACCTGTCTTACTATTAAAGCGTTCCAAATAGCCTTGGCGACGGCGAGTACGTTCCATAATCAGTTAATGTGTGAAAGAATAAGGTCTTCTCTTTGGGTAATCCCAAATGTTGCTCTCATCCACGAGAGCCAATTATTGCTACCTTTTGCCTGATTACACTTCCAACAACTGGGTACGAGGTTTGAAGCAAGGTCTTCGCCTCCTTTACATTTTGGTCGTACATGGTCGAGTGTAAGTTCGTGTAAGTCATAAGTTTCTCCGCAATAGACACAACGGCACTCAAAGTGCTCCTTGATAGCGCGTCTCCAAAGACGCTTTGCTTCGGGACTTGTCATTGTGATTAAGTTTTGGAGGTAGTGATCAGGCGTTGGTAGCAGTGGAGTCATGTCGCGTACTTCTTACCAGTACGGGGTCTACGTCGATTTGACGAAGGCTTTTCTTTTTTGCCGGTATTGGGGCCTGTATGGGACGCATCCATACCGTCTCCATTACCGTATGTACCCAGTTGTCTGTTCAATTTGTTCGCATTGGTGCGAATCTTGAGCCCATCAGCAGTTTTGTTGTACTCTTTTTGCTGTTTAAGACGCTTAGCGCGTGCTTTTGGGTTCTTTTTGTAGTACTCAGAAGTTTTTCCTGCCATATAACCTCGACTGAACAAGTTCTGGGTCTACTTTTGGCATGATCGTGGCTAGTTTTTCCAGTGGGTTACCGTCGTATGCGACTCCACTGATGTCATTCTTAGCTAACCAGTCACATGCAGCCTTTAATTCTTGAGCGGTGGCTTCTCCACTCTTGATTCGCTTGAGGAATTCAGTGGTAACGAGGTTATGTAACTCGTTAAACATGTCCTCAGTTGCCTTATTCTTAGCCATTTCTAAGGACGATCTGATCTAATTTGTTTTCGATGCGGATCATGTGATCCTCCATCTTCTGAAGAGCAGCAGATAGCTCTTGTTTTTGAACGTAGTTCTCAGCTACGCGAAGTTCTACCTTGTCTACGCGGCTATCCACTTCACTGATCTTGGTGTGAAGACGGTTGTGGACTGAGACAATGGCAGTAAATAGAGCAATACCTGCTGCGACACCTGCTTCAATCATTTTCAGACATCAATCGAATGAGTTTCTCGGGGTAGGCTGGGTCGGTTGCATAGCCTTCCTTTTGAAGAAGACGTGCGCAGTCTTCACGAGACACTGCTCGGTTGACGCCTTTGTAGTTTTTGTAGTCTCGATACCAACGATCTACGAGATAGGAGACACAGGTCTGGAGATCAGGGAAGTCAATAAACCCTGCACGAATCGTGATCCATTTGCCGTTGACGAACTCTTTGGTTTCACGTTCAGTGCCAGATCCCTTCAATCCGAATGCGTTCCATGTACCAGAAAAATGCTTCCCATATCCTGATTCGAGTGCCCACTGAGCAGCAACTACTTCTGGGTACTTAGCACCAGCAATCTGTGCAGCAGCTTTAACTCCTTTCCAGGTATTCTCAACGGTAGTGATAGGTCTCGTCTGTTGAGTAGGACGGAAGGTCATGAACCAACCAGTCCCTGGACCTTCAACTTCCCAACGCTTTAACCAGTTACGCCAGGTGTATTCGACACTCTTCCCACCGGAGCCAACTTTGACGTAGCCACCGTTGACGTTATCCATCTCACCGTATGGATCGTGGAAGATGCCGTGCTCTCCATCGTCACCAATCAGAAGCATCCAGTGTCCACCACCAACAGGGTTGGAGACGTGACCTTTGTGGAGGATGCCAACAGCTACGGGATAGCCAGCCTTTAGTTCGTTGAGAAGTGTCTGTCTGGTTCCTTTCTGGTAGAAGGAAGCGAAAACACCGTACTGCTGACAGGCTTTGATTTGACTGGTGGATTGGGTTGTATCACCGTATTTGAGAACAGTTCTCAAGTAATCATCATCTGCATTACTACCCTTCAGAGCATCAGGACGGAGATACTTGATGGCCATAGCGCAGGTCGAGCTAAAGCACATCCGATCTCCGTGACCTGTTGCACTGTCGGTTTGTGGGTAGTACTGCTTAACTTGCAGCAGTACCATCGGACTACTTCCCCTTTAATGCACGACGGAAGCGGCGGATCTGGTCGTCTTCAGCACGAGTCTTGCCGAAGTAAGCAGCCGCCATAGAAATGACCTGAGTCACACTGTTGGCACGACGCTTCTTAGTCATGCCAAGGTACTCAGAAGCAATAAACAAAGCAAAAAAGGCCAGGGTCTCATAAGAAACCTTGACCCCAAGAATGGTGATCATGATTTTAGTTAGGTAGTGGGTTCAGGGGGCCACTGCACATTCCACGGGAAACCAGCTTGCTGTGGCACCATACGGAGAGTTTCCCGATATAACTGCCACGCACCTTTACCGTCCAGATCAAGAGGACTATCACCAAGCTGTGTCCAATCGCATTCAGCAAGGCGCTTGTTACGCTCTTGACGAATTGCTTTAGCTTGTTCAGCATCCTTAGCGGAACGGTATTCTACCTCTTGTTCGGCTGCAGTAGCTTCTTCAGTGTCAGTAAAGACAGGTCCAACAATGTACTTGGTAAACCACTGCCCATTGATCTCTTCTACACCAGCCCGAACACTGATTTCATAGGGAGGTGTGGTCGTAGCCTGAGCACCTTCAAGGACAGGATCGTAGCCGAAGCTGTCAATGATTTCAGCAGTGATCTGCTCAGGAAAGCTAGTATTGGGGTGTTCATCACGGAACTGCCGATCAGTGATGACAGCTCCAGTCGTTCTGTTTCGGAGTTCCATAATTAAGCAATAGCAAGGAAGATGTAAGAGCCACCGTTGGCATTGATGGCGGCAGGGGCGGTGGAGCTGATCTGGAAGCCAGAACTCAGCGGGTCGATGTAGTCGGTGTTGGTGACTTCAACGGCGGTGGAGTTGAGTAGCAGGTAGGGATCGTTGCCACTGACCACTCCACGAGCGGTGTCCCAGACGTACCAATCTCCAGTGCTGTCGGTGCGTTTGAT